GGACCGAACGGAGTCCAGAAACAGCGCCCAGACCCCGGAGAACGCCCCGGCGTTCCAGGAGCCGCCCGAATTCACACAAAGCTCATTCAAGCGGTTGTCGTACATGTAGTCATTGCCGAACTGGTTGGAGCCACCTGTACCGCCGACCAACGGGATGCCAGCGCCGGCCACCGCCCATGCCGTGCCGCTGGTTGCAGCGGAGAGCACTTGTGCGGCTGAGCCAAAGCCCTTGTTTGCAACTGCGGCCGTCATGCTTTCGTATGTGGCACCCAGACTGGTGTACATCGCTGCCAGACCGGTTGCGCCCCATGCGTCAGTCGCCAGCGTGTTGCCGGCTGTGATTGTGGTCACATCCACCGTGGTGTTGAGCAAATAGAAGTTGGTGCCGTTGCTGGTCAGGCCGAAGGGCTCAATGCCCCACACCGTGCCGTTCAGATCTGCAACGCCGCAGTTCTGGCCGTTGTGTGTCGTCTTGGAAAAGAAGTTAGCGCTGCCGGTCTTATTGCAGTTTGTGGCCGTACCGTCGTCCAGGAATGCAAGGGTTGCGTCATTGGCGTCACCCAGCGCATTGTTGTTGCAGCCCTTGGGGAAGTTCATAGCGCCTGCGCTGTACCAAGCGCAATAGGTTGTGCCGCTGCTGGCACTACCGTGTGCGGTGGCAAGCATGGCCAGGGCGGAGCGGATGAAGCGGCTCATCACAAAGAAGGCGCTGCCGCGTGTCTTGGCGGCGGCAATAGAGCCATAGAAGGCATTGGCCGGGGCGCCCGTGAGCGTGGCGAATGCCGTGCTTGCAACCGCACCACGTTGGGCGCTGGCCAATGGCACACCGTTCTTCAGGCTGGACGCCACCCCGCTATTGTTGGAGCAGTAGTACTTGTCCACAAACACACCAGGTCGCACGGTGTTGCCGTTGTAGAACGCGCGATGCAGCGCATATCCTGCGGCATTGGCTGTGGCGATGTCCGCGAAATACGAAAACGCTTTGATGTCAATGACATTGAGCGCAAAGCCGTTGGCGCCCGTGCCGTACTTGTAATAGAAGGCCGGGATGTACACCATGATGCTGCCGTCCGTGTACTGGTAATTTCCGTACGTGTCAGAAGCCGGATCTTCAGTGCCATACAGCTTGGCAAAGTTCGTAGGCAGGCTGGGTGCAATGCCCACGCCAAAGCCCTGCTGACCGGCAACGCCAATGTTGTTGATGGCGCCTGCGCCAATGGCAGAGCCAATGCGAATACCGTTGGGGAAGCTGACGGGCGATCCGTCAGGGGTTTGAACGGCGCGGGTAACGAGTGTGCTCATGGATTACTTTCGGGTGGGTTAATGGATTGACCAGGTGGCGTTGTTGTTGATCGTCACGGTGATGCCTTCATTGATCACGATGGGCCCGACGCTTGCGGCGTTGTAGTCGCTGGCGATGCTGACGTTGGCCATGATTTCGCGTGGGTTCAGACGAATGGGGCTATCGGGATTTGTGGCCTGTGCCAGGGTGGCGCTGGCCGCTGCAGCAGCAGCGCTGGCGGCGGCGGCGGCTGCATTGGCAACGGGGCTTTGGGCGGCAATCGCATTGGCGGCGGTCTGGGCGGCGATCCGGTCGGTCTGTGCGGCCGTGGCCAGGCCGTAGACCTCCACTGCTGTGGCGTAGGTCCAGGCGAGGGCCGCAGTCTCTTCCGGGCTGTTGACGACGCGCCAGGCGTGGTACAGGTCAGAGCGCGCGGCGAAGTTGACCGAGTCCGTGCGTGAGGGTGCGGGCGACGGTGGCGCCGTGAGCGCGGGAGGGGCGGAAATTGTCATGTAAGTCCTTCGATTTCAATGGAGCAAAGTGATGTGGTCGGGTACCTGACAACGATGTTGAAATCCCGATAGAAGCCAAAGGCGTCCAGCACTTCAAACCCGTCAACATCCGTGCCGATCCAGCCGCAGGGCGTGGCGCGCAGACTCTTGAGTACGCCCTTCACTTTGTTGAGCTGCGAATTCGGAAACATCAGGTTCAAGCTGATGCGGTCGCTGTAGGCGCGCTGCACAAACGTGGTGACGCCGAAGGCATCGGTTTCCTTCACGCTGTAGTCGGTGATGCCGCTGGTGGCGTCGTACTGGGCATCCCCCAGCTCGTAGAACGTGCCCACCAGCAGCACGCCGCACTTCACCACCCCGGTGCCGGTAACGCTCACGGTGATATGCGCATTGCCATAGGGCGGCAAGTCGCTCAGCACCACGGACTCCAGTTGCACAAAGGGCTCGAAGTAGTACTGGTACCAGTCGGAGATCACCGTGCCGTCCAGCGTCTTCGTGTAGCTGTAGACCACTGCGCCGGCCAAGCCATCTCGCACAGTGATGGTCAGCGTGGTGCCCACCAGTCCATACAGGCACAGGCTGTTGCACAGGCCTGGCTTTATGACCACTGTGAGCGCGCTTGTGGCCTCAGACTGGGTGCTGATCTGGCTGTCGAACATCGCCCACTGGTTGGTGGGCCCGATATCGGCCCAGTTCACGGTATCGCTTTCGGGTGCGGTGGCGGTGGTACCGGCGATCAGCCGCGCATAAACGCGGTTGGTGGTGGTGCGGATCACCTTGTTGCCCACCACGTATGCAGTGACAGCTGCCCATGCGGCATAGGTCTCCACCGCTGTGGTGCTGACCAGCATGGCGGCGATGACGGGCGTTGGTTTGACTACTTTTGTCATGCTGCTGCTGTTGCCAGAGTGGTTCTGTTGGGCGTCACATCGCGCAGGATCTTGGCTGTGGCCATTGAGGACACGGCAACCGAACGAAACTCCACGCGGCTGCCTTCAAGATGGCTGACAACCTGTTCCAGTAGAGCTTCGAGACGGGTGGTGTTACCTATGCCGCCACCCGTGCGCGCGCCGGCTGCCGGGTTGTAAGCCCTTGGCACCACGGCCTCTCCCTCATGGATGCGGGCAAACATGTTGCGTGGCACGTAATTCGTGCCCACATCGAACGATGGTGTTCCACCCAATGCGGTCACCACTTGGCGCAAACCGGCGGCGGTCAGGCCGCTGCTCGATTCGATGGCGCGGGTGATGGCGCGCGTGCTGTCGTCCAGCATCGCCAGCGTATCGTCAATGGCTGTGAGTGCGCTCAGGCTCTCTGCCTGGTAATCCTTGGGTGCTGCATCTGCCAGCATGGCTGCAATCTGCTCACTCTGTGCATACAGGGTTTGCGTTGCAATCACCCACTCAGACCGCGAACTGGCGGTATCCATCAGGCCGGCCGCCAGATCAGGCAGGGCAGATGCCAACTTGTCGGCGTAGCTGGCCTGTACGGAGCCGGTGGTGGACAGGGCCATGCTGTACGAGGTGGCGAACTCCCGCTTGCGCTGAGCCAGGATATGTGCGCTGTCGAGCTGCGTGGATTTAGCTGTTGCGACTGCCATGCGCAAGTTTCCCGAGCTGGCGATCATCTGTTCAGACAGCGCCTTTTGCGACTCGTAATACCGCAGGGTTTCCTCGCGCAACTTGGTGAGCTTGGGCACAGACTTGCTGGCCTCCACAGCCCATGCGTCAACCGCCTGCGAGTACTCCAGCGTTGCCTTGCTGACTGCGGCTGTATACGCCTTGGATGCTGCGGCTGCAGCAGCGTCGGCAGCGGTCTTGGCGTAGGTCAGGCTCGAAAGTGTGGCTTGTGCCGAGCCCAGTGCGGTCTGTGCGGTGGCCACGCTTGCAGCAGCGTTGGAGAGGGCTGTATTGCCGTTCGACAGAATGGCAACCAAAGACCCCGCCTGCGCGATCAGATACCCATTGCCGTCGCGCTGGCCGGTGCCGCCATAGGCTGCCACCTTGAAGGCGGTTGCGTTACCCAGGCCCGAGCTGGAGCTATTGGTGCCGGTCAGTGACCCCCACAGCGAGCTGCTCGTGGTGTTGGTATAGCCCACAGAATTCCAGGGGTTGAGCTGGTTGGTGGACGCGTTGTACCCGTAGGCCGCATTGTCATATCCGTTGTAATTTGCAGTGACGCCATAGCCAGAGGCCATGTCTTGAAACTGCTTTGCAACCTGCGAATAGTAGGCGGCTGTATTGGCCTTAGAGGTGACGGCCGACGAGTAGGTCCCCGACTTGCCGGCAACGTCCTGGGCGGCTGCGGCGCGCATTGCTTCAACTTGTGCTGCAGCCGACTTGAACGTATCCAGCGAAACGCGGCTGGGATCGTTGTATGTTGGTGCAGTGGTGTTGATGCCTGAGATGCCAGAGCGAATATCGGCCAGCGCCATGATGGGCGCCGGGTTGATGCTCAGGCGTGCGGAGCCCACTGCGTTGCGCTCTGTGGCGATGTTGCCAACCAGGTCTTTGATGCTTTGGGCCACAGCCACCAGCATCGGTGCAAGCGTATCCACGTTGGACGTGATGCTGGCAAAGGCGCTCGACAGGTTGATGAGGGAAGCGTAGGCGTTGCGTCCGCTCTCTGTGGAAATGTCTTGCGCGGTGACCAGATCGCGGAATGCCTGCAGGGTGTCAGGCATTGCAATCCCCAGGCTCGAAAACGCTGCGGTAGTCTGCTCGCGCGTCTTGGCCAGGCGCTCTTCCTCAGAGTAGTACGTCTGGTAATAGGCGCTCATGCTGCTTTGGAATGCCTGCAGCCCGCCCATCTGATCAATCAGCGAGCTGGCAACATCTCCGCCCGCCTGGCCGATGTAAAGCAGTGTTTTTCCGAGCGTGTCAAAGGACCCGTTCACGATCGTCAGGTTGGTCGCCAGGCGTGCCAGGGTGTCGGCTGCGGCCTCGCCTTCGCGGATGTACTGCGGGTCCAGCACCATGGCTGCTGCTGCATCCGCAATGCCCTTGAACATGGCTGTGATAGCTGCCTTGTTGGCCTCAGCATCACTCCCCAGGCTGAGCCGAATGTCTTTGCTGAAGCCCTGCACTGTGTCCGCGCTCAGGCCCAGGGCCTTTGCGAAGTCGGCTGTTTGAGTTTTGATACCGGCAAAGGCAATGCCAAAGGCTTTGGCTTGGGCACTATCCATGGCGCTGTAGTTGGTGCCACTGCTCGATCCTGATCCACCGATGCCAAAGAGGCCGCTGGAGCCATCATTGCGCCAGTCCTGAAAGCTGCGCCCGGAGAACCCGGAGCCGCTGAAGCTACCGGAGATTCCCGAGCCCGTAGTGTATTCATGGCCGCCGCCGAAGGCGTTATCGACCCAGCTACCGACAGCGCCGCCCACCATGGAGCCCAAGGGGCCCCAGATCGCTCCAACGCCAGTTCCTACGGCCTGCCCCCATTTGCCCTTGCTGGCAGCATCCAGCGCGTTGATAGCTGCTACCGCATACCCGGTATAGGTGGCGAAGTTTCCAATGGCTGCTGTATTGCGGCCAATGGCGCCGCCCAGCTGCTGCATTGTCTCGTTAGAAGACGTGGACATCCAGCTACCCAGGCTGCCTGCGCTAGATGCCACAGAGCCGCCGAAGTCAGTCATCCAGCCTTTGGCGCTTGAAAGCATGCTGGCGCCGTTGATCGCAGCCGATGTGCCATTCACAGCATCGACCCCGCCGGCGTTAGCCGCCCCGCTCAAGCCCATCATCCCACTGATACCCATGGACACCGGGCTCACGATTGCACTGATCACGGGCTGGAGCACCAGCGTTTTGAACATGTTGACAACGGTATCGCGGAAGTTCTCGGCAAAGCCCTTGCCGCTTTCCCATCCGCGCATGAGGGCATCGGTCAAGGATTGGTTGATGCTGTCAGACGTCTTTTTCCATTCGTCAGCAGCATTCTTTGCAGCTTTGCTTGCGGCTTCGCTGTCTTGGCCTGTGGCGGTCAAACTGCGTTGCTCTTTGAGCAGCTTGATGCGCTGCTCCATCGTGTCGATTTCTTCCTGTGAGCTGTTTTGCAGATTCATCAGGGCGCGGGTTTGCTCTTGCGTGGCAAGTGCATCGTCCAGGCGACGCAGGCGCAACTGGTCCAGCGCCTCGGAGCTGAGGCCTATTTCCTGGTTGTGCTCAGCCAGCTTTGTGTTGGCTTCTGCCAAGGTTGCCAGGTCTTTGATATTGGCTTCGTAGTAAGCGGCTGCAGACTTGGCGGCCGAGTCGTACATCCTGCTGGCTGCCTCAACGGCCTTGGCCTGATCATCAGTAGCTTTCTTGACGCCGGGCTGCTTGGCCAGCAAGGCTGCTTGTGCCTCGGTCAGTTGTGTGACCGACAGGGCGCCAGACTTGAACATGGCCGATAAGCGGTTCCAGTCGTCATAGAAAGAACTGCTAAGGCCGTTCAATTCATTGATCAGGGCGGCCTGCTTTTTCAATTCTTCATTGGCAGCCTTGGCAGCTGCAGCAGCAGCTTTATCTGCGGCATCTTTAGAATTCTTAATGAATTCCTTGACACTTGCATCGGCCTTGGCATCGCTAACTTTTTTCGCTTTTTCTTCTGCATCGGCGCGACGTTGTGCGGCATCTTTGCTTCCATCAAGGGCGCTCTTCTGGCTTTCCAGATTGGCGATGGTTTCGCGCAATTTGTTTAGTGCCGCTTCTGTGAGTTTGATATCGGGGATAAACCACGCAGCTATGCCGTTTGGGGCGAGGCTCCCCGCAGTAAGCTGCTGGCGAGCAATGTCTAACTGATCATTGATCTTCTTTATTTTTCTCGCAGAACTTTCGAATTCATCGGTCCATATGAAGGCGCCTGCAGCGCCGAGCGCAACCCAAGCAGCTTGGAGCTTTCCCGACTCCTCGTAGGCATGCGTGATTGCCTTCGTGATGTCGATCATGGCTGGTAGCATTTCGTCTGCCAATTTCATCTTGGCGCCGCCTGTCGCCGCTTCTAGCTCAGCCATCAGGTCATTGAATTTGTCGGCCTTGTCGGCCATCTCCTGCGTGATGCCAGACAGAGCTGTGCCCTTGGCAACCATATCGGAGATGCTTTTGCTACCTTCCGCGAGCAAGGGTGCTGCACTTGCCCACGACTTGCCCAGCGCCTCTGCGCCCAAAGCGGCGCGCATCTGGGGATCTTGAATTGCGCTGAACACATCGGATAGCTGCTTGAATGCCTCCAATGGGTCTTTGGCTGTGACGCCTAATTTTGCAAAGCGCTCAGACTCTTTACCCATGGCAACCGATAGCTTGTTGATGCTGGCTGCAATGCCCTCCAGATCTCCGCCCGACTGTTTGGCGGCCAGCTGCAGACCGGCCAGTTGGGTGACTGCGATGCCGGTTGTCTTGCTCAGGTCGTTGAGGTTATCGGCAAGGTCTACTGCACCCCGAATCATGCTCACAAATGCACCAACGCTCAGGCCTGCAGCAAGGCCCTGCAGTGCAGATTTGGCGGCTTCCACAGAGCTTTCGATACTGCTCATAGCTCCGCCAACCGCACGCTTGGCATCCTCCATATCCTTCTGCAGCCGGGCCATATTGGCCAATAGCTGAATCTCAAGGGTTCCGGCAATCATTTTGAATCCTGTTGGTTGTGGGTACTGAGGACGATGCCGTCAAACATTTCGATCACTTCAAGCTCCCAGGGCGTCAGGCGTATGCCGTGATTGCTCTGCCAGGCTTGGATTTCCTGCTGACTGATTGCACCAATGCCGCCCATGCTGGGTTGCCGTGCAAGGCTCTTGAATACGCTCCAGATGGGCAGCCCAGTGGGTGGCCACTGCATCTGCAGGCGGGGGTCAACCTTTGTAGTGTTGGCCGCCGCCCGTTGCAGGTGCATGCGCAATGTGGCTCCATCACCTTCTCGGGCTGATAGCTCACACTCAACCCGGCAACACTCCGCTAGGGTTTCGCGGAGCTGCTGATAAAAAGTTCAGCCTTGTTGATGCCTGCAGCAACCTGGGTGCGCACCCACTGCTTTTTGGGGTTGCTGTAGAGATGACGTGCCGCGTTTTCGCTGAATGGCAGTGGTACGCCGCCCTGGGTGATATTCCAGCCCACCGTGGAGGCAACCAGGTAATCCGTCTCATCATCAAAGTCATCCACCGGATCGCTCACCGGCATCTTGCCGGTCTGGTTAAAGGCGCTGCGTAGCTTGCGGGTGCGGGCCATATCGATCTGCTTGCGCGTCTGGTGCTCTTTGCTGGCCAGGGTGATGGTGGAGGTCGTTGGCGCCTGGGTGACTGGGTTGAGCAACGTCAGTACACCCGTGGAGATGTCTTCGAAGTCGTCAATGTCCAAGGTGCCGATGAGTTGGGAAACCAGGTTGCTGGGGGTTGCTGTGTTCATAAGGTTCTTTCGCGGGGTGGTTGAAAATGCCCGTGCCCAGCTACCGCGCCCCCGCGAAGGAGCGACAGCAGCCGGGTCGGTGCCTGGGGTGCAGGGTTTAGGCTGCAGAGTCTTGGATCGAGATGGTGGTCAGGTCGGAGGCAAGTGCAGCCCCGCCGCTGATGTTGAGCAGAGCCTGGAAGGGGATGGTTTGCACAATGGACTTGGCGCCGTCATCCTTGGACGCATCGCTAAGCTTGATGCGGGGAATGTTGAAGCCAATGAAGTCGGCGGCCGCGCTGTTGTCAGCGGTGAATACTGCGAGCAGGCTGATTTCGGTTTCGCCGTAGAAAGCATCCCGCAGAGCGATGCTGTCGAATACTGCGGTGAACTGACCCGCCACCACCACCGTGCCAGCAGCTTGGTTGGCGACCGTATTGGCGCCCACTGCCGGCTCTCCGGATTGGGCTGCATTCATGTCGATGGTCAAGCCAGTGATATTTGCTACCGTTGCGCCTGCAACCCGCACCACGCCATTCACAGCGGCCATGATGCCGGTGGTCGTCAAGGCTGTGGGGGATGTGAAGTACTGTACCGAGGTGCCTTCAGCATCCTTGCCACTGAAATCAATGCTGCAGGTTGCCATACCAGTGGCAGGCAGGCCAAACGAAATCTTGGAGGGTTTGCATCCGGTAAACACTTCGCTGGCCGGCACATCAGGGTACCAGTGCTCCAGGCTGAAAGACTTGTCCGTATGGCCCGTTTGTGGCACCAGGGACTTCTTACCTTGCACGGTCACTGTCGCGGCTGCGATGGGGCCTTCTGTCACCAGTACGGAGGCATTGAGCACAAGCCCGGTGAGCACCAGGGCGGTGACGTTGGTAACAAGAATATTCTTGTTGGAGTTCGCCACGTTGAATGTGCCAGCCGTGAGGCGCACCACGTCACCAATCTTCACACCATCCGTGAGGAATGAACCTGCAGCCCGGGTAATCGTCCAGGCGCCCGCCACGCCGCCGATGGTGATCGACATGCCGGCAATGGCTGCTGTGGCGGTGAAGTCCTTTTTCAGGACTGCTGCAATGAAGTCCGAGTAGGTCTTGGCGGACAGTTCGCCGCTGACCGATCCAGCGGCGGTGCGGATGCCGTGGCGGAAATCAGCGACCTGGAAGTCAGGGCGGATTTCGTTGGACTGGTACGTGGCCTTTTTGAGGTCCAAACTCGATGTCACACGGCGCAGCAATTGTGCTGCTGCCGCTGCTGGCTTTACGCCGTAGGTTGCTTCCACCTTGTAGGTGAGTTGCTTGAAGGTGCCGCTTGCTTGTCCCATGATGAGCCTTTCAGAAAATAAAAAACCCGCCAGCGGTATGCAAGGCGGGCGGGTTGGTGGAGAACTGGGGAGGTGGATCTAGTTGACTTCGTCGTAAGTCACAGCAAAGTCCACTGACTGCTGAAAATACCCGGCATCCGGGTCATTGAAATCGGGTCCGTTGGAGATGCGCATAACCGAAGAAACCGACACTCCGGCAATAGCGCCACGCTTGTAATTGCAGGCCTTGCGGGCCAGCGTGAGGATCTGTTTTTGCGCGGGGTAGCTATTCGCCACGATAGTGACTTGCACCCGTGCTGTGACCGTCGTGGCAACCGCATGGGCCTCAATATGCGCCCGCTCGGTAAGCACCACTTCGGCGACGGCGATGGCGGGCAGTGTGGTGCCTGTGGGCAGTATGCCGCCCATGATGTTGGCCTTTGCCACAACTGCCAGCAGAGCCGCATTGCCCTGCAGCAGCGAGACGATGACTGCTACCGCGCTCATAGTGCCTCCAGGTCCACGCCGCTAGCGTCGATGCCTTGCTTTGTGAGGCGTCTTTTGATGGCCTCGCCGACAGTCACCAGGGCTTCCTGCGATTGGCTTTCAAGCGCGGGTCGCAGGAAGGCTTTGGGTGCGGCGCCGGGATGCTCTACACCGTTGGAAAACAGTCCTGCAATGAAGAGGCTCTTGGCTGTCTTTGGCTTAATAAAGTGAGCTGCTGTGCCGTATTCAATCCAGCGGGCCAGATAGGCGTGCTTGCCGGTAGCTTTGACCTTGGCAGTGACTACGCCACGGCGTGAGCTGGTAGTTACCTTCAAGCCGTCGCGTAGTAGCCCGGTCTTGACGGGCACATTAGAGCGCGCCTCATCTCGAACTACATTGGCGCCCTGGCGCAGAGCTGATCGCATGATGTTGGCTTCCATCTTGGCGGGCAGCTGATCCAGGAAGGCTTGCAGTTCGCTCAGGCCTTTGACGTTGGTAAGTTCGGTCATGGTGCATTGGCGTCCGTTGAGTACTCTGCTGCCATGAATTCCAGTCCCACTTTGCGGCCCATCACAGCAGGGGGGGTGAGGATCTGCATCACTGCATTGCCGCGCGAGATGTGCACCAGACGCATATCGGCGGTGATGCCTTCAAAGTAGCGGGTGCGAATACGCGAGGTACGAGTGGTCTGCTGCAGATCATTGACCTGCGCTTCGCCTTTACTTGGCAGCGTGTCTTGCACTTGGGCCCAGAGCGTTGCAAAGGTTACCCAGGTCACCACGGGTGTACCGTATTCGGGGTCCTGCGTAGTCTGCTTGGCCTCGATGCGAATGCGTTGATCCAGTGAACTAATGTTCATAGCGCGTGCACCTTGTAACGGTCCAGTAGACGGTCGGCAAAGCCCAGTGCATATGTCTGCACCGCACCTTCAGCCGCACGGTTTTCGTACATGGCACCCACCTGCAGCTTGATCCAGGCCTTGATGCTGTCGGGCACGTTGGCTGCAGCTGCATAGCCTGCCACGTAACGCAGGGCTACCGCATTGATCTGGGCCCGCGTGTCGGGCCACACGCCGCTATACACCGGCACCACGAAGGCGCTGCCGAAGTCGTCGGTGTTGTCCAGCGTATACAGGGCACTGCCCAGCGTTTGCTGCGTACTGGTGGTGTCAAAGTACTTGAGGCTGGTGATGCTGACTGCAGGCACACGGGTCAGTTCAAACGCATCAGGGAAGGCATCAAGTGTCAGCTCCCAAGTCTGCGGCATGATGGCCCGGCCGGTGGCCTGCTCAGCCAGCTCGGTGGCAGCGATGATGAAGGCGGTGATGAGGGTGTCGTCATCTGCTATATCCACTTTCAGGTGGGCTTTAGCTTCTGCCAGGCTGACGGCCAGCTCGATGGCTGGGGTGATGAGTTTGAGTGCCATTAGCGTGTTGTCCTTGCAATCCGTGGGGGGCGTGATGCACCTGCTTGCACCGGCCTATCGTCTCCAAACTGTCCGGCCCTGGCGGTATCCACTTCAGGGCGATCGCCCACCAATGCGCCGGGCAGCACATCGCTGCTACTGCGCAGGGTGAATGCCACGCCGCTAGCTACAGCGTCGCCCGCCGTCATTCCAAAGATGCGATGCAGCTGCGCCAAAAGGCCTACCGCTGCACTGTCACCCGCCAACGCTGCTAGACGCAGGCCTGTGGCAGCAGTTTCACCCACTGCGCTGGCTGCGGCCACAGTGGCCTTGAGCGTAGTGCTGATCTGTGCTGCCACACCCGTCGCACCCGCTCCTGCCACATTGCAGGTGACCGTATTGGATGACGACTGGCTGATGGTGGAGGTAATGCCCTGCGCTGCAGCACTACCCACTGCCATGGGCATGGTCTGGGGCAGCGAGACCTGCAGACCGATTGCCGATGCGGCACCCACTGCAGCCACCAGGCGCTGGCTGATGCTGGCCGTGACACCTGCAGCCGCTGCTGCACCAGGTGCTGCAGACACGGTGATGTTGGTCAGCTCACCGGCACCCGTGGCCAGCGCATTGCCAACCGTACAGGTGATTACGGTGGAGCCGGATACGCTGATCGCGGCGGTAACGCCTGTGGCGCTAGCAGCTCCTACTGCAACCGGCAGCACTATAGGCAACAGGGCGCTGACGCCTTGCGCTGCCGATGCTGCAACTGTACAAACCAAAGTGCTGTGTACTAGGGCGATAGTGCCCGCTGCGCTGGCTGATGCGACCGTACAAACCAAGGTGTTGTGCACCAGGGCGCTGACGCCCACTGCGCTGGCTGCTGCGACCGATGCTGCAACCTTGACCGGTAGCACCACTGGCACACCGGCTGCGGCCGCGTTACCAATTTGGGTCTGCAGCGTTGTAGCAATGCCGGTGGTAACACCAACTGCGCTGGCGGTGCCTACGTTGCATGTGACGGTGGTGTTGCCGCCACCGCCACCCACTGTGGTGTCGATGATCTCGCTGTCCCACCAGCCAGCAGGCTTCAGCTCGGCATCGAACCACGCATCGGGGCGCAGTTCGCCATCAAACCAGCCGAGGAATGCCATGTTTTAGCCCTGTGGTGGGGTGAGGGTTATGCCGTCGTATGTCCAGCCAATGTTTTCGAAGCCCACCTGCTCTTGCAGCTGGTGCTCGGGGTACATCTCGGAGAGGGTTTCCAAGTCGTTTACGCTGACGCAAAGTTCGACCACACCGTCTTTGATGCCGATGATCACCATGGCTATTTCTCCATGACGGCCAGTGAGCCGCTGAAGAAGGTAGCCGTGGTGGCACTGCACAGGATGTTGTGCAGCAGGCACGTGCCGTTGTATAGCCGGATGCCAGGGGAGCCGATGAGCTTGGGCGTGGACACATTCACCACGGCGGTGCCGATGGTCGAAATGTCGCGGCAGATCATCAGGCTGATGGAGCCGGTCAGCATGGAGGTGCCCAGCGTGATGCTCTGGATACTTTGGACACCGGTGTCACCCGCTGCCAGCTGGAACCACACGATGGTGCCAACCACTGGCGTGGCCGGTACCTGCGAGCCAGCAATGGCGGACAGCGTAGCTGTGCGACCCGCCACGCCCTTGCTGTTGGTATAGCTGACGGTCAGGTTAGCCCCTGCAGCCGCCAGTGTGGATGCCGCCGTGATCAGCAGCGCGGTGGTGCAGCCTTCACCGTTGGTGGTGCCGTTCACGTCCCGTGCGGGTAGCGTGGGCGTGGTGATGGCTTGCGCGGTCGTGGTAGTGACTACCAGGCCGGAGTTCACCCAGAGGCAATCAAAGAAGTCGTTGGTGTGGTTGACCGACGAGGCCATTTCCAACGCGGTCAGATAGTTGCCACCGGTGGCTGCATTGGGGATGGGAATGCAGCCGTAATCCGCTGCTGTGGTGCCATCGGTCACGCGGCCATTTACGCCGGGTGTACCAACAGCCCATGCGCCGGGGTAGCCAGCATCCTTGCTGGTGCAGTACCAGCAGCCCGCCACATCCGTCGCGGTAGATGTTTTCATGAAGGGGATGGACTTGCCGCCGTAATTGCCCAGGCCAGCGGCAGGGTACTCTGCGCCGTTCTGATCGCGGTGCACCCAGGAGCCATCTTCCCGGTAGCCCATGTTTTCACCAGGCAGCAGAACGAACTGCATCAGTTCGACGCTGTTGGTACCGTCAAAGTGCTCTACACCTACCACGCAGGATGTGCCCACGCTGTTGTTGGTAACGTAGATGGCCTTGACGTTGCGCTGCGTGCTGGCTGCAGGGCTGGCTACGATGGTTGTCGTGGTGGCCGTGGTGATGCGGGTGTTGGTGCGGCCGGGCGTGATGGTGGTACCGTTCACGTCCACATAGCTGGTGTGCACCTCTATGGTGGACGCGGCTGCGCCGGTGATCAGGCGAACAATGTCGCTGACGCTGGTGAGTAGCAGCATGGGCGATCAGCTCGGAGTGACACGCAGCACGTCGGTGCCAGCGCCCTGGAAGTCGATGGTGAAGCTGCCCGACACAATGCTCAAGGTGCCAGCGGCGCTAAGTTCGATGAAGCCGAGCGCCCGCTTGTTGGCATCCGTGCTGTTGAAAATGATGCCGTACGCACCATTCGCAAAGCCAGCGGCATTCTGCGGAATCACCGGGTCAGTTGCCCGCAGCGTCGGGACGCCTGCAACATTGCTCCAGGTGACGCCAGCCAGCGTGATCGGGCCGGTGTAGCCGCCACCAACACCCACCTGGTTGGTTGCAAAGTTGGTGGTGCCCGTGCCGCCCCAGTGCGGTGCTGCGGTGGCCATGGAGGGGGCCACTGCACTGGTGACAATGCCCAGCTGCAGCACGTCGCTGCTGAGGTTGTGGATTTTATTTCCGAGGTCCAGCAGGCCTTGCTGAAACCATTTGATGTCGCCGGTTGCCATGTGTGCTCCTGAAAATGTCTGTGGAATGCGCTACGGGGATGCAGCGCATTGCGCAGCAATTTTGCGGGGAGTGGCTATTTTTTAGCCTTGAGTGCTGCAGCTTCAGCGGCGGCCTTGGCTTTGGCTTCTGCATCGGCATCGTCGTCTTTTCCTTCCTCGGCAGCCCAGCCTTCTTCAGTGGCTACACGAATGAGGTCTTCGTCTTCGGTGTCGATCACATCGCCCACGTTGTGCTCTTGCACATTGACATGTTGGTGTGCCCACTTGAATGCTTCTTTAACTTTGAGTTGCATGCTTTGCTCCAGAAAAAGCGCCCCTTGAAACACTGCTCAAGGGGCGCTTGGGATTGATGAAATTAGGCCGCTGCGATCTTGAGCAGCTTGATGGCCTGGGTGTTACGCAGCTTGCCGCCCACACGCTTACGGATGTAGTACTTAACGAAACCGGGCGAGGTGATTTCGTCGCGGGTCATACGCATGCCCACGCGGTCAGCGATGAGGTAGCCTTCTTTGAAGTCTCCAAATGCCAGCGGGAAGGCATTGGCTGCAACTGCAGGCATGTCTTCAGCTTCCACCACGCCGTAACCCAGGAAGGTAGCGGGTTGGCTGGCGATGAGGGATGGCTGCCACAGGTACTGGTTCTGGGCATCTTTGTACTTGCGCATCGCAGCCAACACCAGCTTGTTGGTGAGCCAGTTGGCATTGCGGCGATAGCGGGCACGCAGGCTGTAGATGATGTCGTAGAACACATCTGCACTGGTGGGCATGGCTGCTGCACCGCCCGAGGCGATGTATTGCAGCGTGCCGAAGGCGCGGACAGTGTCCACCGTGCTCAACGGTGCCGGGCCGGCCAGGATGCCGGTGGGCTTCTTGGTGCCGTTGCCTGCGATGAAGGCTGCACCTTCACCTTGTGCCATGGCTTCCACGGCGCTGTCGATCAGCCAGCCTTCCACGTCGAAGAAAAGATCGTCCAGCGACTCTTCGGTGGCTTGCGGCTTGGCGCTGGCCATGCCGAACGTGGGCGCGATTTCGGCCATGTCGGGCGTATTGGTTTGGTTGCGAGTATCACCCTCACCCAGCCACTCGAAGCCTGCGCCGTTTACATCGAACAGTTCCTTGTAATCGGAGCTGCCCACAGTGCGTACCATGGCGAGCTGGCGAATGGGGGAGATATCAACCGACAGGCGGGCAATGGTGCGCTCCAGGACTTCGGGCAATGCAAAGCCACCTGCAGAGCCGGTGCTGGTGATGGTTTGCACGGCGCGAGTTTCGCGGTGCTCTGCAGCTTGCTTTGCTTCCAGTGCCTTTTGAGCTTGGCTAGCACGCTGTTGGCGATCTTGATCACCAGGTGCACGCACCCAGTCAAAGAATGCGTTTTTGTAGGCGATGGCTTCAGCGGACTCGCGCTGTTCACGGTCGCCATGCATGGCACCAGGGCGGGCCATCTTGGCTTCGAGCTTTTCGAGCTTGCTCTTGGCTTCACTGATGCTGTCGATGTGCTCGTCCATGCGGGCCAGCTTGGCGTCCAGCTCGGCAGTGCCCTTGCCAGCCTTGATGGCTTCGATGCGGGAATCGTTGGTTTTTTTGTACTCATCGAACGCGGTGGCGATCTTGTCCAGGGCGTCGGCGACGGACTTGATGGATGGGTCTTCACGTTTTTCGTAGACGGCGAAGGTTTCCGCTTTGGCCTGGAAGGCGGCAAAGTGGGCGGCCATTATGGCCAGTACGGTCAGAGACTTTTTCATGGTGGTTCTTTCAGGTGGTGGAGAGGGAGGCAATCAGCCGCTGGGCTGACTTGAGGGCTTTGGCGGTCGAATCCGCGGAATCACTCCGCTCTTCTCCCATCCGCATGACGCGCGACACGAGTGCCGTCGCATCGGTTTTGCTGAACCCAGCATCACGCAGGATTCGCTCAACATCTTTTGGGGTCGTTAGTTCGTTGGACGACTTCACATTGGTGACCCGGGCAGATTCATTTGCCGGGAAGGTGACCAGGGAGACTTCCCACAGGTCGATTTGGTTAAGTACGCGCACACCGTCATCTTTGTAAACGGATGTGCCAGGCACCGACATGAAGCCGATGGACAGGCCATTTATCGCGCCCATCTTGAGCAGGGCATAGGCCTCTTTGCCCTGAGAAGTTTCAAGGCACAACTGGCCTTTGATGCGCAGGCCTGTGGAGTCTTCGGCCATCTCGGTCCAGATGCCGATCGGGTCGTCTGCTTCATGCTGCCAGAGCATGGCGGGCATCGTTCCAGCGGCTTTGTGAGCCTTGAGGCTTTCCAGGAAGGCCCCGGCTGCAATGACATCGTCATAGTTGTCACGCACGCCGAATACAGAGCCATAGCCCTCAACAGTTCCGTCTGTGCCAACAGCTTTGAGGCTGAGGGAAAAGGATCGGGTCTCACGCTGGCCAGCGGTGGGGCGGTTCTTTCGCTCCAGTTGCGCTGGTGTGCGCGTTGGGGACTTTTGCGCCAGGGTTGGCGACGGAGCTGCCTTGCGGTCAGGCTGCTGCTGCGGGATCGGTAGCGTCTTCATTGTTGGTTCCTTGTGTGGTGGAGCCGTTGGTCATGTTCATAGGGGTGAGTGGCACGTCCAGGCCTGGTAATGGGTCTTTGCCTTCTTCATCGCGCGCCTCGTTGCGGGTATAGATGCCGGTTTCGACCATGGTGCGAGACCACTGGCTGCGGTCTTTCATGGAACCGGCCCGCATGTAGCGGGTATCGAACTCAGCAAACAGTGGGCCATTGCCATCGAGCACGAATTCGTCCAGGCCTTGCGTCCAGCGGGTGTGCCAGGGCGTCAATGTGTGGATCAGGTGGGCTGCAAAGAATGCCTCGGAGCTGGCGAATGTGGCGCTCTTGTCAGAGTGGCCGATCATGATGGGGAAAACACTCCAGCTTCGACAGACTTCCTCGATCTGCAGGCGGCGGGTCTCAATGTGCTGAGCGTCTACGCCGGTCATGGTGTTGCTGACCCACTTGGCCGCCCGATCGAGAATCAAGGGGATGCCGGCTTTGGTCGGGCCTGCCTTCTTTTCGAGGTAAGCCGCCAGGCGCTCATGCTGCTCTGGATTCAGGCTGCCCTCAAGCGAATACATGCCGCTGGGGCGCAGACTGTTGGCATGCATAGATGCCTGACTGTTTTCCGTAGCCATTGAGAGGCCAATGGCAGTCCGTGCCAGGTTGACAGGGCTAAGCGGCTTCGTCCAGTCCCATTGCATACCCTTCAGCACATACACCTGGTCGGGGGTGAAGTCGCCTATCTTGCCAAACTCATCCCAGCAGGTGTATATCACTTCATATCGGCTGATGCGGCGAACACTCCAGCTTCCAGGCTGCACCGGAATGAACTCCAGCAAGCGGTTGTTGTCGCTCTTGACCTTGATGGACAGGCCGTAGCCAGCCAGGCAGGCGTGCAGCGTCATCATTTGCCGCCACTCGAATGAGGTTTGCCATTCGTTGGGACGACGGGACAGCAGGCGGTATTCAGGAATGTTGGTGGCCAGCTCGCGCTTGCCATCCTTCAGCTCACGAAATACCTTGAGCTTTGGCGTTGCACAGCCCTCCGATATGACCTTGACGCAAGCCAGCACAGTGGACGTTTGCAGGGCAGTTTTCTCGGTGACCATGACGCCAGCAACTGACCGACCGCCACGGCCATCGATCAGGTCTGCCACCTGGTCGTAGGTGAGCTGGGCCGCCTTGCGCCCAAAAAATCGGTCTAGGAATTTCACTAGCTTGTTTCCCAAAATGAGGAAGGTTCTTCTTCCGGTGGAGCGAGTGCCCGATTCATCGCCACGATGGTCCCAAGGGCCGCATCGATCTTGTTGGATGCCCTGGACTTACGCGGGAAAATGTTTTCGTTACGGTCTTCCTTGACTTCTACGTTGCTCATCATCCAGACGTAACAGGGGTTTCCATCATGGTGAAAGCGCCCAGAGTCCACCAGGGCTGCAATCTCTTTCATCGGGTCGCTGAGATACCGCACCTGCTGCGGTATATCCACCACGGTGAGCCCGGCCTCAGCCAGGTTGGCGCCCATCTGGTGGCCGCCCCATGGGTCTTTTGCTACCTCTTTGGTGCCGATCTGCTGGGTGGTCTCCAGCACTTCTTCCTCGATCTGGGTCAGCGAGATCATGTTGCCCGGGGTGGCAATCAGGTGGCCCGCATTGACCCATGCCTGGTAGTGCGCGTTTTCTGGTTTTTCCAGCGCAGCATCCGGCACATAGTTTTTTGAAAACGCGTAGTAGTGGCGCTCTTCACCTTCGCCTATCCAGGCTAGCGTCACGGCGCTGGCTATGTCCTGTTTGCTGGCCAGGTCAAGCCCGATCTTGCTGCCGTCCCACTTCATTGCATGGATGGTGAGCGTGCTGTCACCGGCTTGCTGCAGGTTGTGCAGGTTCAGCCAGGGCGAGGCAGCTGCCACCCAGATGTTCAAGTGCTTGGTCTTGAAAACGTTCTGCTTGCGCGGATCTGCCAGCGCATCACGCTGCTGGATGGTCAGGAACTCAATGTCCACCGACACACCAAAGTTGGGGTTGGCCTTGATCAGCGCCGCTTCGGATGTCCAGTCGTCATCGTCATCCATCGTGAAGATGATGCCGAAGCGTTGGTCGTTCTCAACTACCCCTTCAAGAATCTTCTGCAGCTCCACCTGGTGGAGGTAGCAGGGCTTTGAAATATCAGCACCGGCCGTGGTGATCACCAAAATCAGCGGCTGACTGCGGGCACCCATGCCGGTCTGCATGGTGTCGTACAGGTCAGACGTAGCGTGTTCATGGTATTCGTCCACGATCGCGCAACTGGGCGATGCTCCGTCACCAGGCTTGCCGATCACAGGCTCGAACTTGGAGTTGTTTTCCAGGATCGACAGGTTGGAGGCATTGGCCGCGATTCCGTATTTCTGGCACAAGCGCGGCGTGGCTTTAGCCATCAGCAGCGCGGGCCGGAAAACTTCCATCGCCTGGTCTTGCGACGTGGCACCCGAATAAATCTCTGCCCCAAATTCTTCATCCGGGCCCAGCATGTACAGGCCGATCACGGCCGCCAGCGTGGACTTGGCATTCTTGCGCGGCACGATCACATCGGCCACACGGAACCGGCGCTTTCCAGTCTTGACACTCACCCATCCGAAGATGCTGGTGAGGATGAAGATTTGCCACAGCTCCAGGATGATCAGCTGGCCCTTGGCTGCCCAGTCGCCCTTAATGTGCGGCATGAGCTGCGCAAACTTGCAGACCCGTTCAGCGGGGCGGAAGTCCAGGCTACGCACGTTCTGCAAGATTGGATTCCACACATACGGAAAGCCATCCGAACCAATGCGGCCCAGGTCTTTCAAGTGCCGGGCACAGGCCAGGCGGTGCCACTTGCACGCTACGATTTTTCCTGAAACTACAGCGTTGGCATAGTCGGTTGCGATATCGGCAAAGTAGGTGTCAGAGATCACAGCGCATCCCATGCATCCTGGGGCGCCTCCTGGAATAGGGAGCCCTGCCGGTTATCACTGGTGGTGACCCGTGTCCGCGCCGACGGCGACAGGCCGAATAAGTCCAGGTAACGTTTGACCTCGGCAGCCGCATGCTTGCCGACCACCCAGTGGTGTGAATACGTGAAGTTTCCGTTGGCCGTCTTGATCATCAGACCGTCGCCGCCGTTGTAAATTTCTCCCGCCTTCTCGGCCAGGGCGCGGGCTTCATCCGCTGCCTTCATGGCGCGGGCCAGCATGCGCTCTGCCCAAACCATCTTGGCCCATGCCTGGCAGTACAGCACCAGGGCAGCCCGGTCCAACTTGGACACCAGGCCGTAGCGCTCCAGCTCAAAGCCTATGCGCTTCCATTCCTTCTTCGCCTCAGGCCAGATCCAGGAGGGGAAGTCGGGAATCTCTACTTCAGGCCGGAATTCGTCAAGGATATTGCCAAGCGCTTTTTTACTCGGGTTGCCTCGCAATTGGTGGACATTCGCAGGCAACGGTTTCGGACCAGGTCGCCCCATATAACCCCCAAATTGAAACAGCGTGCATATGTCTGCACCAAAAAAAAATTGGTAGGGGGTACCCCCCACCCCCTCTAACTCCCGCACGTGAAAATTTGGCTTCAAGGTCGGTACCGGTCTGGGAGGCCTCAGAGATCTGATGCCCCCCACCCTCGGTCGATTCCTCGCTTTGCCTCTGCCTGCGTCTTGGTCAGATGGCAGGCTCGGCAGATGGCCTGCAGGTTGCTCTCGCTCTCCGTTCCACCTTCCGCCTTCGGGATGATGTGGTCAACCTCACGCGCCAGGGTAGTGCGTCCTGCAGCCCTGCACACTTGACATAGACCTGCATCACGCGCCAATACAACTGCCCTGAGCTTTGTCCATGCCGTTCCATAACCACGCTCATGCCGATTGCCGCGCTTCTTATCGGCAAACCGATTGGCTTGCGGGTGCTTGGCGCAACGGCTTGTGCCATCTCGCACCAGGACGCCGCAGCCGGGTTGACTACATGGTTTGGGTGCAGCTTGTGGCATGTTGGTTCGCAAAAGAAAAACCCCTGCAAGTAGTGGCCTGCAGGGGTTTGGGGCAATGCGTTCGGGGTGGTGACACGAATTACACAGCTTGCCTGAAATGTACCTAAAAGGTCTATGACGTAAAACTCTTTTTTAACTTGTCACGCACGATCTGACGATCCTCTAACCAACGGGCGATCACATGGTCGCCATCCTCAAGGTTGCGCTTGATTGTGCTCTCTGCCCTACCCATGCGCCTTGCCACCTGATGGCATGGCAGACCCTTGGCGTAGGTCAGCAACACAGCGAGATATAGGTGCGACTGTGTGAACTGCATAGACTTCACTGCATCATCGGTCTCACTCGCTTCCAGGTCAGACACGGGGACTATGCCCTCAGTACGCCCACTGGATGGGCCCATGCGAGCAAAGGAGCTTTGCTTTGGATACCCAAGGGCACCCGACTCTGTTTGCTGCGACCAGCGTGCCCAGTTCTCCAGGCGGTGCTTGACCCACTCAATGCGCGCCATCAGTAGTACCTCCCACGTCAGGTGTTGCAATGAAGCCAGCAAAGGTACAGCCATAGGTCACTGCATATTGCTGGTCCTGCGCTACCGGGTGCGTGGGTGGGAACGGTGTGCCCAGCACATGGCCGCGCTCGATGGCATAGAAGAAGCCCGGCTCACCCTTCATTGCACGTCGGATGCAGCCATTCACAAAGGCGGCGCCATGTTCGGTACGCTTTTCATCAACCCATTTGGCAGTCTCGGGCATGTTCTGGCGAAGATCAACCTTCGCGGCTGGCTGGCTGGCTTGTTGGTTCATGGCTGCATTCCTTAAAAATCGAGGTGGAGGACAGGGTGTGGACGTGGGGTGGACGTCGCAAACCCGCATGGATACTCAATCCGTCCATCCGTCCAACCCGACCACATGTGTGTGGGTAAGCTGCGCCCGTGCGTACGCGCGCAGACACGCGCCCACCCGTGTCTGCGTGTGTGCATACGTATGTACGCGGTAGGTCCGAGGGTGGACGGGTGGACGGATGACATTTTCTTAAACAAAATCAATAACTTGCAACGTCCACCCCAGGTGGACGAGGGGTGGACGGGGTGGACGGCGGCGGCGACAGGACCGACCGGGCAGACGTTTGCACATCTACCCAGGCGGGGCGTGACCAGCCAGCAGGGCGTCCGGGTGCCACTACAAGCATTGCTCTCGCAAAAGAAGGGGTTACAGCGGGAGGTCATCATCCTCACTCGCAGACGGCCCGACATGGGCCATTTTTGGGGCCATAGGCGCGCCGTTAGGCGTTGCCGGTGGGGGTGGCGGGGGACGGCGCATAAAGCCGCGACGGCGCTTTCCGCCCGTCTCCCGATGCCGATCAAACTCCAGGGCGCGCATGGCATTACCGATACGTGTATCCATGTTGCCAAAGCCGTCGATTCGGTCTGCCTTGATCAGCAGCGCCTTTTCGTAAATTTCCACCGTAGTGAAGAAATCGCGCTTGGCATTGACTGGCGAATTCGGGTCATCATTCTTGTCAGGCGTGTCCCGGTTCACGTACGCATCGATCATGTCTTCCCATGTATCGGTGCGCTTGAACGGCTCTTGCTCTGGGAATACCAGGGTGCGCTCTTCCTCCCGATCCGGCCAGAAGCGCTCACCGGCATCCAGGCGATGCAGGGCTTCAGCAAAGAGCTGCAGCCGCATGCTGGCCAGTGTCTCTTCATTGACTACATGCACCTCCAGCGGCCAAAAGCGGCGGTCGCCTGTTGCATCCTTGAGGAAGGTATCCGCATTGGTCGTTCCCACGTTCACCGAATGGCGCTTGGCCCGGATGAGCTGCGATCCATAGGGTGGACGAAACATGTCTTCCTGCGCCGACAAAAACTGCTTGATCTGGGTGGTCTCGGACTTGTTGAGCGACTCCAGCTCCGCAGACTCCGCAATCCACACCAGCTGCATCGCCATCAGCGAGTCCTTGTCACCCATGCGAATCGCGTTGTCAGTGAAGAAGGGATAGGCCAGGGCCCGGAATGCGGTGGATTTCTTCAGGCCCTGCTCACCCTTAATGATCAGCATGTAGTCGAACTTGCAGCCCGGCTGCAGTGCCCGTTTGACCAGGCCCATGATGAAGCACTTGCCAATCAGTCGGGTATAGGGCCGCTCATTGATCTCATACACATCGGTGAGCCAGTGCTCCAGCCGGTCAATGCCATCCCACTTTTGCGCATGGATCAGATCCAGCACCGGGTTGTATTTGGCAGAGCGTGCCGCCATCAGGACGCCATTGCGCAAGGTGCTGGTCGCTTTGATACCCAGTCGGTAATTGCGAAGGAGATATTCCCCCAGCATGAGGTCGTCTTCCTCATTCCACTCGCCGGCTGGGTGGCCCCAAGGCGTCATGCGACTGCGCTCCAGCAGGTGGGTGAAGTCGTTCTGTTTGACCAGCTCCCTCAGCTCTGGATCGAGCTGCAGGCAATACATCACGTTTTCCCGGCAATCCAACGCGCGGCCGCGAATCGTCACCAAGCGGGAAAACACATCGGGATCTTCATCATCACCACCAGGTGGTATTCCGCCGCCAACACCATCACTGCCATCTCCACCCGAACCACCCGCGATTTCCCCTCCCCCAGCGGGAGCCGGAGCGGTCGCGATTTTTAGTTTTCGCGGCTGCGGCGGTGCAAGGTCGATGCCAATGCGCTGGGCCAGCCAGTGCAGTGCTTCCTTGGGCTTGGCAACGGGTAGCCATTCCATCACCAGGTCAATCGGGGTGCGGCGGCCTTGCTTGGGGTCGCCCATGTCCGCGACACCAAAGTCCACAATGCCCTCGGGCATGATGCTCAGGTCTTCCTGGTTGGTGCGGTTAAGCGACTTGCTGGTGACACGAAAGCCACTGCCAGCTGATCCAGTCTTTGGGATGGCTGATGCAAATAACGACGGTACCCATACCTGCAGCATCTGCATTGCCGTTTCGTTCACTCGCTTGAAATCGTCCGCGCCCGAAGCCTCTGGCTGTGCTGCAGTAGGCGCTGCTGGCTTGGGCGCCGGTGCCGGGCGCATCACCGCCTGACGTATGGCCTTGGCTTCATCAATGGTGGCATGCAGGCGTTTGAGCACGCCCGCATCGATCTGCACCACTTCCGCCACGGTGCCGGGGTAACGGTTGGCCGTGAACGTGAAAAACTGGCGACCGCAAAACACCTCCAGCCCGATGTCGTTGCTCTTGTTGGTATCTGTGGTGCCTTGCACGATGATGTGCACGCCCTTACCGCTGGGTGACACCTCGGTGAATGAAGCGCACGCTGTGATGATGTTGGCGCAGCGCTCCGTCACCGCACCGGTAGCCGGATCGATGGCGCCATCGATGTCAATGCCAATCAGGCCATCATCTGGCAGGAAGGCAAAGCCTATGCCCGTCCACCCGCCGCGCTCATAGGCACGACGCACCACGGCCAGAGTGGCTAGTCGTTGACGGTCGCGCTCATCCCCTTGACCGCCAGTACGGCGACCACCTTGGACGTAATACGGAATCTTGCCAGGCTTGGCTTGCCCTTCCTTGGGCTCAAACTTCCACAGCAGCCATTGCTGCCGGGTTGCCAAATCTGGGGGGATGTTTTCCCAAACCGGAGGCACCACCACCGGGGTTTGTGAGTCTGTCATTATATTTTTCTACCTGACCCAATCAGCCATGCATTGGCCCAGATCGACCCATCCAAGATCGACAAATGGAGCGTCGTCAGACGCAGGCACGTATTCCGCCACAGGGCGGTTGCGGTAGTCCACCCGGCGCTCGGCGACTATCTTGAGAGCGCCAGATCGGCGCATGTTGTCAATGCAGCGACGGGCAGCATCACGTCCTACGCAGGACCGGTCGGCCAGCTCGGCCAGCGTGGCGCCACGGTTGGGCATGCCCAATTCGGCCACTACGTCATGCGCCGCCTGGATCAGTGCTTGCCTGATTTCGCCGGCGGGCCTCATGCATGGCTCCAATGCGCGATTGTGAACAGACACAGAAGCATCTCAGGCTTCAAACTGTGGCGGGGCGATGTGTGGCTGTTGGGCATTTTTTGAAAAAAGAGTAATGACTTAGGCCACAGCACGGATGCCGCCCCTCGCCTGGATATGCTCAATGGCCTTCAACGCACGATTCATAGTGTCGGCAGCACCGTGGATCACCTCTGTGAGATTTACCAACTCATCAGATGGGTCTTTGCGCGAGGGCCTGGCATGCAATGTTTCATCGCACATGTACAGCAGGGGGTCATAGGCCTCGCAATAGCGCATGAGGCGCACGACTGCCCAAACGTGAGCCGCTGATCGCCAGTTGGGCTGCAGCACTCCTTCAAACGGGCATATGCACTCTCAGGCTTCATGTCCGGAAACATGTGTGCAGCAACTAGCTTGAACGGCTTTCCGCTGTTACCAATCGCCGTTGCGATTGCGTCAAATTCATCGTCATAAAAAAGCTTCATCTAGGGCTCCGTAATCTTTAGGGGTGTTTAGGGGAGACGAAAGCGGGCAAAAAAAACACACTGCAGGCATGCAGCGACAACCCAAAAGGATGAGTCCCCCTACAAGCGGACAATGGAGTTCTCACACAACCAACGCCACTACAAGGGGTACTCATGAAAGCAGAAAATCCGTTCGACACAGCAATCACCGTTCGCAAGGGCATACCGGAATCAATGCGGGTGTCGGCTATCGAATTGACAGACACGCTCGATCTCTGCTGGGCAGCTGCCCAGGCTGTCTTCGAAAAGAATGCGGCACCAGAGCACGCGCTGGCCTTGCTTCCCATGTTCATGGAACGGGGAGACGCGAAACGTCAAGAAGCACTTGCTCAGCACAAAGCCCGTATGGACGACGCATCATCACCACCGCCACGTTTGAAACGTCGCAAGCAGGGTCCAGCGGCAGGGTAACTTCAGCGGCCAAAAGGTCGTCTTTATCTAACCCTGCCAGGAGCGCTGCTTTGACCGGGGGGAATGATGACGGAGTGAGCTTAGCCAGCTCCTGTGTCTCTTTTACCCAGGTGCGAAGCATTGCTTTGAATACCACCGGGTCACGCATCACGATCTTTGGTGCCCGTATGGCCGCACGTTTACGCCATGCCAGTTGTTTGATTGGTTTCACCTTAGGCCCCCTTGCCGGTTTGCGGGATTGGCTTCGACGCCCCTCCTGGCAGGTACTTCAGCCGCAAGGCGAAATCCCATGGTTTCGGTAAGCCTCGCGCTCGCCAGTTGCTTACAACGCTCTGTCTTACGCCAAGGGCCGACGCGAGCTTTCCCACGCCCCCCTCGGTATCGATTGCAGTTTGAAGGATGTCCATCACTTCACTATATCACTTTAGTGTTGTTATGAAAACCACCAAAGTGATACACAGGTGTGATTTACTTAAATTTATGGATGAAACACAAGGGCAGCGCCTCAAGCGGTTGCGATTAGCAAAAAAACTGACACAGAAAGAGGTCGCAAAGTTTGGTGATGTAGGGCAAACGGCTATCGCAAATATCGAGGCAGATGCGCGGGGATATGGCGCAGGCATCGTAGGCATTGCCAAAGGTCTTGGTACTACACCTGAGTACTTGCAGCTTGATGATCAACTTAAGCCAGTATCAACACTGTCCGGAAGTCAAGCTGGTGCTTCTTCGTATTGTTGGCCGTTCCTAACCGTAAGCCCGACCCAGTATTACGAAGTGATGACGCAGACCCAGCGCGATATTTTGGAGGCTACAGCCCACTCGTTTGTGGGTGCCAGAGAGTCGCCTGAAAAACAGGAAGCGCCCGCGCCAAGTGCCACAAAGGTTCATTCAACTTGACCTGTTTAGCGGCCAAGTTTTTTGTTTTGCATCATATAAAAACAACCGGGCTAGAGTCGTTTGGATTAACTGAAAGTACAAATGGAAAATAGCATTTCAATCCAGAAGTCCTTAGAGCGGCACCGCATTAACAAGGCTATAGAGCATTTGCTTGGCTTAGTGGAAGGAATAATTGCAGATAACCACTTACATGACAAAGAAGTGCACTTGTTATCCACCTGGCTAAGCGCAAACCCAGAAGCTACTAGCGCATGGCCTGGAAACTTGGTTGGGCGAAAAGTTCAAGAGGTATTGGCTGACGGAATCATCACCGAAGTAGAGCGCAGCCACTTGCTCAAAGTGCTATCTGGGTTAATCGCCAGCGATTTTCACGCTACAGGTAGCGCCTCGGCCGAAGTAACCACCTTACCCATTGATGATGCAGTGACGGTGGACTTACGTAATTCTGGCGTATGCATGACTGGGGAATTCATCTATGGCACCCGGGCCGCATGCGAGCGCTTGACCCTTAGGGCGGGCGGTATGCCGCTGGATAATGTAAGCAAGAATGTGGACATATTGGTAATCGGAACCCGGGTATCACCCGATTGGGTGCATACGACATTTGGTCGCAAGATACAGCGGGCTGCGGAATTGCAAGATGAAGGGCATGCAATAGAGATCATCTCGGAGCGGCGCTGGCTGGAGGTAGTTGGGTCGTGAACGGGGGAATCGTCTCCGCAAAAGACGGACATCATTCAAAAATTCTTTTTGAATATCACTTTAGTGTTGACACAATAAATCACTAAGGTGATACTTCACTCTGTGCCCGCCGCTTCCGGTGGGCTTGGAGTGAAAAATGGCACCATCCACCGCAGACGCCATTCAGGCGGCTTGCAAGAAAACACTGACTAGCGCGGCTTTTGCCAAGTTCATGGGCGCGGCTGTCCAATCAGCCCTGCAGGAGGCCGCAGACAAGCCTTCTGGCATTGCATTGGCACCCATGATGCTGCCCGTCCGGGTACGCTATATCGAGCACCTTGAGGCGATCATGGTCACCTCGGCTGATAGCAAAGTAGACGTGACGATCTACCGTGGTTGCACGGATGCGTCTGTGAAGAATCGCAGCATCTGGTGGGGGGGCGAGAACCGGGAGGATGCAGACGGCGTCCGCTGGGGCCGCACCCTTCACCACTATGTGCAGGATGATTTTGGGCAACTGGTGGAGGTTGCAAGATGACCTACCACCAGTCTTTCGACCGCCTTGGCAACCCTGTTGCACGCCGTTCACGTCAGCCCATCGGTCACCGCATCATCCAGGTTGTCAGCGTTATCTGCAGTCTGATCCTGCTGGCTATGCTGTATGGGGTGCGGCCATGATGGATGCTGAGACCTGCCCACCCTGCAATCATGATTGCCAGCAGAGCGACACGTGCCCGGCACGCAATACACCCCAGCCACCAGCTGCGCCAGGCGGAAGCTTTGACCCTATCCCTGAATTTCTGGACGGTGAGCGTGTCACTTACTGGATTGCCATTGGCCTTGCCACGGCTTGCACTGTGGCTGTTGCCGCTGGTGCAATGGGTTATCCCTACTCCAAATGGGTGGCCTGACCATGCAAGCGTCTGCACACCGTGAATTGCCAATCGACTGGCCCCAGGCCGAGTACAGCGGCACCCTGATCCACCCTGCCGAAGCGCGTACTGGACTGCTTGATGCCATTGGGCAATCGGTCCCGGTGTTGTGTCTGGACATCGAGCTGGACAACGCTACCCATAACTTGCTCCACGTTGAGCAGCCTTTTCCTGCTGGCGATTTCAGCCAGTGCCAGGCTGCGGCCCGGCGCCTTAAAGAAGGCACGCGTGTGACCGTGACTGCACCCCTCGTGGGTATGCGTCTGGTTGCTCGCAATGCCACACACATCCATGTCATCAACCAGGAGGCAGCGTAATGCCATCCGTCACCATCATCCTCATTGATACACCTACGGGCGGTGTCGCCATCCAGACCGACTTCAAGCCGGCAGTGGGTAACCCCTGCAGCGCCGCCCAAGCGGCTGCACTGGACATCATTGCCCGCACCCGTAAGGACTACCAGTTGGACAAGCCGCCCGCCAACCCCCCTCCTGCTTCCGAGGTGTACCGATGAGTCCCACCATCCTGACCGCATCGGGCCTGACGTTCAATCTGCTGGAGCCCGATCCCAATCTGATCGAGATCGAAGACATTGCACACGCGCTGAGTCATATCTGCCGCTTTACTGGCCACACGCGCGAGTTCTACAGCGTGGCCGAGCACAGCATCTATGTAAGCAACCTGGTGCAGCCCCCGCATGCCCTGGCTGCCCTGTTGCATGATGCAGCTGAGGCCTACATCGGCGACGTGTCCAGCCCTCTCAAGTATCTACTGCCTGATTACCGAGCCATCGAATGGAAGCTGGAGGCTGCTATTCGCAAGCGCTTTGGTTTGCCTGCTGTGCAGCATGAAAGCATCAAGCACGCCGACCTGGTAATGCTGGCCACCGAGAAGCGCGACCGCCTGAACCACCACGACCAGGACTGGGAATTGCTGCAGGGCATTGAGGTCTACCCGCTTCCCATGAATCCACCGCTGTCACCAGCACATGCCCGCGAGTACTTCCTAGGTCAATTTGTAATGCTGGGCGGTGCCACGGTATGAGCAAGAAGCCTAAGGCCGTGATGATCGGCCGCATCATCATCCGCACCCCCGAAGATCAGGCGGTGGAGTCTGCGCGCATCCTCAAGAGCGAGTTTGCCCGCCTGCGTGCCATGCATAAGGCCCAGGCGAAGAAGAAGCCATCGACCAACTACGACCCCAGCATGGACGTGAATTCAGCAGCCGCGCGTCCAGGTGCTGACGATGCACTCTCCATCCCTTCCCGCCACGGCGACCGGTTGCATTACCGCGACGGCCGCGTGATCGATATCTTTACCGGAGCCTCAGTATGACCGAGCAATTCGCACAGATCGGGTTGTCCCTGATCGCCCCCAGTTTGACCAACCCACGCAAGACGTTCAACCAGGTACGTCTGCAGGAGCTTGCCGACAACATCAAAGCCAGTGGTGTGCACACACCCGTCCTGGTGCGCATGTTGCCCGGCCACCGCGCTGCTGATACCGAACGCAGCGTAATTTATGAGCTGGTGGCCGGTGAGCGCCGCTACCGGGCCAGCGAGATGGCCGGTGTCGATACCATCCCCGCGCTGATCCGCCCGCTCACTGACGATCAGGTGCTGGAGATCCAGCTGGTTGAAAACCTGCACCGTGACGACCTGACCGCCTTGGAGGAAGCAGAGGGCTACGAAGCACTGATGGAGCACACGGGCATGACGGCGGTCCAGGTGGGCGAGAAGATCAACAAGTCGCGCACCTATGTCTACAACCAGCTCAAGCTGCTGGATCTGTGCAGTGAGGCCCGTGTGAGCCTGCGCGATGGCAGTATCGACCCCAGCCGCGCGCTGGTGGTAGCCCGCATCCCGGACCATAAGTTGCAGATCAAGGCCATGAAGGAGATTGTGGATGGTCATGGCTACAGCTCACCCCGTGAGCCCATGACCTACCGCCAGGCGCTGGAGCATGTTCAGCGCAATTACATGCTCAAGCTCGGTGAGGCCAAGTTCAAGATCACCAATGCCGAACTGGTGCCCGCTGCCGGCAGTTGCAAAACCTGCACTAAGCGCACTGGCCACGATCCGGACCTATTCAGTGATGTGAAGGGGGCCGATGTCTGCACAGACCCGCCCTGCTTCCATAAAAAGGAAGAGGCCCACGCCGCCGTCCTGGTGAAGGAAGCGAAGGACCGGGGGCAAACAGTCATTGCTGGCAAGGAAGCCAAAGAGCTGCTGACCAACCACTACGACACCAAGTTCAAGGGCTATAAGCGCCTGGACAGCACCGAAGACAGCCCCACCGGCCAGCCGCTGCGCAAGATCATTGGCCAGCAGATGGAGGCCGACGGCATCAAACCCACCATGATCGAGAGCGCCAAGGGTGTGCTGGTGGCTTGCCTGCCCAATGAGGTTTCGCTGCAGCTGCTCAAGCGCGTGGAAGGCCAGGCGGCTGCGGCCAAGACAGTGGCGAAGGAGGTCCGCGAGTTGGTGGATTCAAAAAAGGCCAAGGTCGAAGCCAAGGCAACCGCTGCGTATGAACAGGAATGGCGCGACCAGCTGGTGGCGCGCACGTGGCAAAGCATCGAACGCATTGAAGATCCGATGCAGTGGTTCACCGAGCATCTGCACCGCTTCATTGCCCTGAAGACCGCGAACAACCTGAGCACCGACCAGTCGACCAAGGTTGCCGAGTTGATTGGCCTGGACAAAGTGGGCTCGCACAGCGCCCTGATCGATCACGTCAAGACGACGGAGGACCCCGAACGCGTCCACCTGTTGATGATCATGGTGCGTGACAGCAGCGCCAACGATCTCTCATACAGCGACCGTGTTGCCAATGAAGGCATGCACCTGGTTGCAGAGGCCATTTTTCAGAATGGTCTGCAATCCACGCTCAAGGACATCAAGTCCGAAGCCCTGGCCAAGCATTTCCCCAAGGTGAAGGAGCAAAAAGTAAAAGTCGCGACGGCTCCCGCTGCGCGGCCGAAGGAGGGTGCGGGAGGAAAGAAGGCGGTAAAGCTATCGGCTGAGGAGGCAACACTAGGCATCGCTGCCGCGATGCAAGGTATCGATGGGGCTGCTTCTGCGCCTGTGGGCGCAGTGGCGCTGCCCGCTGAGCCAGCGGGTGATCCGTTGCTTGCCACTGCAGTCAAGGTGGTGGTGCGTGAACAAAAAGCCACCGTGCGACTACTCAAGACCGAGTTGAGTGTGGGCACCAGTAAGGCGATGGAGTTGATGGACCTACTGCAAAAGGCAGGCACGGTGAGCGCGTGCGATGAGCGCGGCGCCAGGAAGGTGTTGGTGGCTGCATGAACATGATCAAGCGCACGCCAGGTCCGTGGAAATCAATGCCGGATAACTACTCTGGAGAAATGCATCGCATGGTGGTTAATTTGCAAGGGGCACCTCTGTTTGATAGCGTCAATCGCTCACCTGCAGCAGATGACTCTACGGAGCATGGTGACTTGATGCTGGCTGCAGCTGCACCTGAATTGCTGGAGGCGCTGTTGGAGGTGGTGCGTATCAGTGATAGGAAGCACGATGCATGGGATGCAGCTCACGCTGCAATTGCAAAGGCTACAGGAGCACGGGCATGAACAGCCCATTTACCGCCATGGCCAGCGTGCTGGCACGGCACCAGCCTGCAGCCGTCCCCCAGTTCGCAATCCGCCTTCGTGCCGACGCCCGCCAAAACGGCAAAACCGCCATGCTGCGGCATGCCCTGGACCATGGAAGTTTCACGGCACAGGAGTTGGCCAGCATCACCGGCCTGAGCAATTCCGGTCTGGTCTATGCGCTGCTCAAGGCAGACATACGCAAGGGCTTGATCACTCTGGCTCGTGGCATCTATGCGAGGGTTCGGTCATGAGGAGGATGTCCAGCTACACACGCAAACGCTTGCACAAGCCGGTGCATTTCAACGGCGCCGAGTGGCTGAATGCCATTGGCCGATGCCGCCAATACAGCGATGAGCCGGTCATCGGGTCATTTATACCTATTGGCACTACCCAGATATCAAACACCGTGCTGGCCGAAGCCCGTATGGCCTACCAGAGCATCAAGGATGGGCTTATCCAGCCGGACCAAACCGACTACTACGACATGCTCTCCCACGTGGTTGGTGTGGCGAAGATCCGCGCAATCACGATTGGTGGCGAAGACCCCGAAGTCAACTACCTGCTGCCGATGATCTCCCTGGCAGAAGATGCGTTACGGCGCATCCGTTCCAGATGGGAAAAGCTGCAGGTATGGGGCATGGACGGGCCGGCAATAGCCGAGCTAGCCGATGCGTTGGACATCTATCAGGAAATCCTGACCCAGAGCAGCCCGCAGCAGATGGCCGAAGCAACGGATGCGCGGATTGCAATCTTGAACCGCATGCGGGAGGCATCATGAACGCCTCACCTCAAGAATCCTGCGATTGTTTAAACTACTGCGGTGACGATGACCGGGTTGAAGAAGGCCAGGTGAAACCCTGCGACAACATGCTGGCTAGGAGGGAGCGGGAGCGCGTTGTTACCCAGCAGCTGGCGACAATCACCGCACTGCGCCAGATCTATGGTGCCACCAACGTGTTTGAGCTGATTGAAAAGATGCATGCAAAGCTGGAGGCATCGAAGTGACTTATCTATTTCACCGGCTGCATGAAGGTAAGCCGTTTTTCTACCCGGTTGAATGCTGGAACGATGCCGATGCATTGGTGCACGTCGAGTGCAATCCGGGAACTATCAAAGTCACAACTCCTGACGGTCGCGTTGTATGGAGCTTGTCATGAGCACCATCAAGATCAACGTCAAGGTGGTGGAACGCACGGATCTGGCGCTCCTGGTGTCCGATGGATGCAAAGAGGCTTGGGTGCCGCTCAGCCAGATCGAAGAGGTGATTGAGGAGCCCGGCCTGTTTGGCCCGGTGATCACCGCCATTGTTGTGCCCGAATGGTTGGCTGCCGACAAGGGTCTGCAGCAGCACCAGGATGACGACACGCTGGATATGTTCGGAGGTGCCGCATGACATTCCCCGCCGATCTGGCCAAGCTGTACGTTAAGAGTGCTGGCCAGCAATACATGCCGTCCAACGGCACCGAGGGTGAAGTTTTCTGGTCCGAATGGTGCTGTCAGTGCTCCAGGGATAGAGCGATGCGTGAGGGTGCGCCCATTGAAGACTGCGATGACGATGAGCGTTGCGACATCCTTGGCGCATCTTTTCGTGGTGAAGCCAAAGAGTGGGTGTACGGCACTGATGGCCAGCCCATTTGCACTGCATTCCATGAGCCTGGCACGCCTGAGCCTTACCGCTGCCCAGCCACCGCTGACATGTTCGGAGGTGCGTCATGAGCAAAGTTGGCCAACTCAAAAAGCAGTGGGATTACGAACCCAATGTGCCCCGTTGCGTTGACTGCATCAGCTTTCGTGAGTCCTATATCCGGCTGACTGAAAACAGCAATACGAAACGCGTCAACCAACATTGCGACAAGGGCGGGTTCACTGTCAGCCGCAATGGCGTTTGCAAGCACTGGACGGATAAGACTGGTCACAAATTGGAGGTGCATCCATGAGCACGCTCAAACGCGGCCTGACCCACCAGGAGGCCATGGATTACGTTGGCGTGAAGCGCCGCACCTTCGATGAAGTGTGGCGGCCGCAGTTGGTGGCCATGCGCCAGGGCGCTTGCGTGATCTTCGATCGCATGGACATTGACCGCCTGTTTGACCGGTTCAAGCAGGAAGCGTCCGGCCAGCCAGAGGCGGCCAACGAATCGACAAGCCAGGCCTTGGCGGCGCACAATGGCGGCCGGAACGAACGGCCCATCAAACCGAAAGGAGAAAAAATATGGGCCAAAACACACGGGGAATCTATCCCGAAGACAACGGGCTCTGGCAGGTTGACAAGTGGAAACGGGGCACTCGATTTCGCCAGCGCGGCTTCGAGAGCTTTGACGAGGCGGAACGCTGGCTGATCACTCAGCTGGCGGGCCAGCGGGAAGTACTGGTGCATGGGCAGCGTGCGACATACACGTTTGACCAGGCATCGGCCCACTACATCAGCTTGCACGAGCAAAAGGCCTCTCTTGAAACTGAGATCTTCATGCTGACAAGTGTCATGCCCTATATCGGCAAGCTCGACCTGCACCAGGTGCACGATGGTTCGCTCGCGCCCTTCCAGACCGCAAGGTTGGCAGAAGGACGTGCGCACAAGACCATCAATCTGGCGCTGGGTGTGGTGCGCCGCATTCTCAACCTGGCGGCCACAAGCTGGCGGGATGAGAGCGGGAAGACATGGTTAGAGCAGGCACCCAAGATCACACTGCTGCCCCTGGTTGGTCACCAGCGCGAACCGCGCCCGATCACATGGGGAGAGCAGCGCACCCTACTGCCCAAGCTGCCGGACCATCTGGCGCGCATGTCGCTGTTCACCCTGAACACTGGCGTGCGTGACGATGTGGTCTGCAGCCTGCGGTGGGAATGGGAGATCAAGGTGCCAGAGCTGGGCATATCGGTGTTCGAGGTGCCACGGGAGCACGTCAAAGGGCGCAAAAAATCGCGGGTGGTGATCTGCAATAGTGTGGCGCAGTCGGTAATTGAATCCGTGCGTGGCCAGCACAAGGACTTCGTCTTTGTCTACCGGCGCGAACGGGTGAAAAACACCGACCAGGCTCCGAAAATGCCCTATCGACCCATTGGAACCATGAACAACACCGCCTGGCAGACGGCACGCAAGGCGGCGGGCCTGGGCGATCTGCACGTGCATGACCTGCGCCACACCATTGGCATGCGTCTGCGCGAGGCGGGTGTGGCCGAGAGCACGATCTCCGACATCCTGTGGCACAGCACCAAGACGATGACCCAGCATTACAGCGTGGCTCAGATCGTGGAGCTGCACCAGGCGCTGGAGAAGGTGAAGGACGATGCTGGCCGGTGGAACAAGAGCCTGGCAACGCTCAAACGCGAGCAGGCGGGGGATTTCGGGGAGGCCACTCCCCCAAAAGTCCCCCAGGTGAAGGTAGCGTAGAAAATGAAAAAGCCTCTGAAAACTTGCGTCTTCAGAGGCGATGTCATTGGTGCGGCTGGCAGGAATTGAACCCACGACCCCTTGGTTCGTAGTTTTGTCCGCGCCGCTAAGTAGTTGATTTGTATAGCATTGGTGCCGTTCGTTCCAACTGATTGTGCACTGCATTGTGCTGATTTTTGAGGGCCAATCCCCCAAAATTCCCCCAGCACAAACGCAAAAAAGCCCCCCACCCACGAGGGATGGAGGGCATAAATGCCGTGAACCTTGGCACGGCAGGAGACAACTAGTTAGGCTTCAGCCGGCGTGAAGTCCACGTAGAACTTGTCGCCCACTTTGAATTTGTCCCAAAGGTCGGGGTTTGCAATGTTGATGCTCAGTTGGGCGCCTGGGGACCACTTGGCGTAAGTGTTGTCCTCATCGGAGCCGTCTGTAGGGTATTTGCAAGCGGCTACAGCATGCATATTGAGCGACTCCATAGTCTTGATCGGCTCTCCGGCTGGGTCATAGCGGCCGGATTCGTTCACGCGTTGAGTATGAACGTGAACAAAACCAACTTGAAATTTGGCGCGCATAGTGGTCATAAGGTCTTTCAAAATCGTGTGTCACCCACTTAATCGCGGCGAGGTGACGAAACCGGAAACGAAACATTCAGCGGGTGATTTCCCGTTTGACGAAAGTCGATGTCAGATCTGCGCTACCTCAGCATGGCGCCGAATGGTCAGCCCCTTGAGTACACGGCCGCCGGCCTTGTCCCATTTCAGAACTTCACCAGGCACAGCCTCCCAATCGGCAGCATTTACCTTTTTTCGCAATGTGCTGGCGCGCAGGTTCCCGCTGCCGAGGTTGAATGTCCAATCGATGAGCGCAGCCACCCTGCCAGGCGATTCATGGATGACTGCGGGACACCACCTCAACACGGCTGGCAGGTAGACGGTCTTGACGTGCCAGAGCAGCAGGGCCTCGGCGCGTTCCCGCGTGATCAGCGGATCGTGTAGGGTGACACGGGTGCCGTCCTCGTAGTAGGTTGCCCCATAACCAATAGTCGGCACGCCAGCCGGGCAAAGGTATGGGACCAGAAACAGGCCCTCGAAGCGCCGGATCAGCGCCAGGGTGATGGTCAGCGCGTCCACGGCCAGTTCCACCAGATCAGCCAGATTGCTAGCGGGCTCATTTTCCGCGCTTAAAGAGAGAACGGTCACCCAGATATATCCCCAGGGCGCAGCCGGCCAGTGCCATAACGTTTTCGCTCAGGTGGGCGATGACGCCGATCTCACCAAGGGTCAGCATCACTACCGACCAAGTGGCAACCCCCGGGCGGATGATGGCGTTCCAACCATCGACCCAGGCCAGTCCAGTCTTGATCGCCGTGGCTTTGACTGCTTCCAGCCAACCCTCGGCCTCGATCTGGCCAACTACCGCTTCGGCCTGCACCTGGATGGTCTTGACCCCAAGCTCTGCCTGGACGCGGATCGCTTCCTGGTTGCGTTGGTGCTGGGCCGCGTCAAGCTCTCCCTGCAGGCGCATACGCTCGACCTCCTGCTGGTGCGCCTGGCGCTTATCAAAAAAGCTGACGACCTCCCCGAAAATCATCCTGAAAACGTTACCGCCCAAAAAGCTCAACAGTGCAGTGATCATGATTTACCCTTCAATTTCTGCCCAGCTCGTGGGCTGTGTGTCATGGAAGTCGCCTTTGAAGCACCGGAACACGATGCCCACCGCCCTGGCCATGCCGCGCGCTTCCAGATCGCGGCCCTGACATAGGTACTGCTCATGCTTATTGACCAGCTCGTGCAAAGCGTGCACCTCGACAGGCAGGAACTCCGGCTGGTGAATGTCCAGATCTATGCGGCTCATTCATTTCTGGCCGCGCTCAATAAGCCGGTCCAGCTTTGAGTCCAGTCGCGAGAATTGATCCTGCATCATCTTCAAGGCCTCTTTAAGGCTGTCAGCATTTTGGGTATCGCGTATATGCAGTGCAGCAATATCTTGAGTATTCAATGCAACCCGTTCTTTTAGGTCAGCAAAAAACCAGATCACGGATGCCGCTTGAACGATCAAGGCGAAGAAGAGTCCGATAGGCACTTTCTTATCAAGATGCCAGCCGCTTTGCTCTTGTTGCATTGGTTGAGTAAGCAGCGCGCGGCGTTCGCCTTCTCGCCTATCGGCTGATGAGGCTTGAAAATCAGTCATTGCATGTCCTGTGGTAGGTTGAATTTGGCCCGGGTATAGGCCCGCTGACAGTGGCCTGGTTGAAACCAGAAAAGCGCATCGATCAGCGGACGAAACTTGCCGTAAAAAAGGCCGTTTGTTTCTGCCCGCCATGCGGCGCTGCTAAAGCTCTCGAACGGATAGGCAGCACCCAGCGTGCACAGACTGAACAGGAAGCAGTCGGCGATAAACAGGATGTTGACTATTCGGCTCATTTGTCAGCCAGTGCTGTGGTTGTGATTTCACGCAGCAGAACCATCAGGACCGGCCACAGCAGCACCGCATAGGTGCGGTAAGGCAATGGGATGTACTGACCGATAAAGTTGCTATTGGCTTCGATGATGGCCAGCACCGCGCCCACCATCGCAACCCAATAGGTTTTGCTCTTGAGGCGTTGAATCAGAATTTCCATGCTACGGCTCCAATCACTGCAAAAAAGATGGTGAGTAGGTAAATGAGGATTGCAATCCAAACGGTACGCCGGGTCATCACAGTCCCAGTTTTGCTTTTTCGACGCGGCCCCACTGGCGCACGGCTTCAACGAATTCGCCAAAGACCGTCATCGCCTGCATTTCATCGCTGGCTGGGCTGTACAGGCCAACAGCAGCGCCCACACCAATGCGCGCGAAATACATTTCGTCGTCAATGGAATACGAGGCGCGGATCTGCTGAATCATCCGTTCGCCAATCAAGCGCACGTGCGGGCTTGCGGCCTTTATTTGCTCTTTGAGTACTGGGTCCAGCGGTGTGGCAAGCACTTCGATGCTGGCAGTAATGGCTGCTGGCTGGTTGGTGGGCAGCGTGTAGCCATCGAACAGCGCAACGATTGTGCGACCGTCAGGAAGCGTGGCCAGCTCTTGTCCCGCCTGCTCTCCGGGCTGTGGATCAGGAAGACGCAGCGCGTGGGTGGTAATGGAGTCGATAACTCGGCGGTAGGCGATCAAAGATGTCATGGTGCTTGTCTTTCAAGTGGGTTAAGAGTGGGTGAAGTGAGCAAGTGCGCTTGGCGTGCCCCAAGCGCGAAATAATCGATTCGAGTTTTCCCCGACGGGCGTCATATCGCAGGGCGCTGACAATGCGCGGGCGCACAAAGCGGCCACTTGCCCAGGTGCGGAATCCGACAAAGTTGGCGCCCCGCTTGACTGGGTGCAGGCTGTAATGGCTGACCTCTAAGCCCAGTAGAGCCAGGTGCTTGCGAATGCTCTGCAGCCACAGCAGCCCGGTTGCCCGGTCGGGCGCCAACATGATGCTGTCGTCCATGTAGCGGCCGTATTCCTTGACCCGCAATTGGCGCTTGCAAAAGTGGTCCAGGCTGTTGAGATACAGGTTTGCGAATGTCTGGCTCATCAGGTTGCCAATGGGCACACCGGTGGGCTCGGGGCGCTGTGCAAATGCGTGCATGAGTTTCATCAACGGCGCGCACTTGATGATCTTGCCCAGCAGCACCTGGAGCACGTCGCGGTCGATGCTGTAGAAGAACTTGCGCACGTCCACGTGCAACACCCAGTCTGTGCGCGGGGCCCGGCGCATTGCCGCCTGCAGCCAGTCTGCTGCGACATGGGTGCCGCGCCCTACCCTGCAGGCAAAGTTGGTGTGGATGTAGTGCGCCTCAAAGATCGGCGATGTCACTGCATAGATTGCGTGCTGCACCACCATGTCCCGAAAGCTTGGCGCTTCGATCAGGCGAGGCTTGCGGCCATCAGTCACCCAGAACCGGCTGCATGGGTGCGGCCGGTATGTGCCAGCCAGTAGGTCGGCTTGGATTAATGCGAGATTGGTGCCCAGGTTGCGGCCAAATTCAAAGCAGGCCCGGTGGCTGTGCTTATTGCGGCTGGCTTGGTGGTAAGCCGCCAGCAGCGCGTCTGTTGTGCAGATGCGTGGATACAGATTGCCTATGCGCTTCATGCCAAGGCTTCCATACCAATTTTCTGAAAGCGGCCAACATGGGCCGCGACACGTACCAAAGGGTTTGCAAGCAAAACATTTCGCCGCAAGGCACGACGGGGGCTCCCTCTTCGCCAGACGGTACACACCGCATGAGGCGTTATTGGCGGAGAGTCGGAGCGAAACCCATAGTTCGTGTTCGAGTTGGACCGAACGTTGTTCAGATTCAGCGCCCAGACCCCGGAGATCGCCCCGTTGTTCCAGTTGCCGCCCGAATTCACACAAAGCATGTTAAGCCCCCACCGCATTCGCGGGCTCACGCCCTTGAATGTCTGCGCCCACAGCCATCTGGCTGTGAACGTCTTGATTGACCCACCCTCCAATCATTCGGCCCAGTTCGTCCACCAGCCGCAAGATCACCAGGTGGCGCCGGTCACCCGGTGCCGTTGTGTCTTTGCGTCCTGCGCTGAAGTCAAACAAACCCAGCTCGTGCGCCAGGTTGATCAACATGCGCAACTGCTCGTGCCGAATGTCCAATTGGGTCAGGGTAGTTTTCTTGTGATAGCGCTTTTGGGCCTCGGTCACCAGGTTGTACACATCAACAAACGCCACGCGGATGGCCTGCGTCAAGCTGTGCTTGTGGCAGTTTGGAAAGTGGGCCAAGTAGCCCTCCAGGGCAACTGCAAAAAGCACCAGCTTGCGGTGCAAGCCAGCTTCGGCGTGGATGGTTTGTTTGAAGTGCTTCATGGGGACGGGGATGCCTAATCGCTAGCGCTCAGGCCATCACAAATACGAGGCGGAGCGAAACCCATAGCTCGTGTACGAGGCGGACCGAACGGAGTCCAGAAACAGCGCCCAGACCCCGGAGAACGCCCCGGCGTTCCAGGAGCCGCCCGAATTCACACAAAGCTCATTCAAGCGGTTGTCGTACATGTAGTCATTGCCGAACTGGTTG